AATATATCTTTTCTTTACCCAATGCGCTCCAACACCACCGGGGTTAGCGGTACACCGCATATAAGGTATAATTTCTGGATCTGTTGTACGCAGTCGTGAAGCCAAGTAGTTCCAAGAAAACTCTGTAGCTTGGTGCGTAATCTCATCAAACCCAATCCAACTATACGCTTGACCTTGGTAGCGATAAACATCTGCATCTCTCTCCAAGAATCCAAATTCTATTTTAGCTCCAGACGGAAAGTTCCAGAGCTTCTCTACTTCTTTGTACTTACAACCGGGAAAGGCTTTCGGGTAGAGTTCACGAGACTTATCTATTAGCTCGCGTAACTCTGGCATAGAACGCCGCAGGATTAAAGCTCTATGCGCTCCCCGATGAGCAAAACGCAATGGATCAACAAGCATTGCGTAGCTCTTGCCTCCACCAGCCGCACCACCATACAAAACATCAGTCTCAGAAGCGGCAAGAAAGTCAGTTTGTGGGCCATCGTTGGGCCTAAAGATGACGTTCTCTTCTGCGACAGCCCTCAACGCCTTGGGCAATTCGTCAGTTGTTGTTGTTGTTATTTTTCCTTCGGCTTTTGCCTCTTTTCCTTCTAGTTTATTGAGCGTACTCTTAGAAGTGTCGAGTGACCGTTTATAGTTTTCAAGTTTGGTGCGAGCCTGCGCTAACCGTTTTTCTTTCTTTCGTACTGTTTTTCTTGCTTCAATTTGGGCCTTGGTTTTGGAGTGGTAGTTGTAGCCTCGACCTGTCGAACCTTTCGGTCTGCCAGTTTTCTTGCGAGGAGTTCCATCCTTTTTGAGTATAAAATCCCCGTTGTCGTCTCGCATATACGCATCAGGGTTAGTCTCCCAATCATTCATATCGGTCTACAATCTTCTTTAAGCCCATATGAGATATAGTTCTATTTGTATCATACTCTAACCAAGTAGCCGCTTCACGTAAAGATAAAACTTTATTTTTAACCAGCGGCACAATTTTATTGAGAGCTTTAAGTTCTACCTCAATCTCTTCTAGATGTTTACCATCTTCCATTAGCTTATAGCCAAATGGGATGGTACTACTACTACGCCTCTTCATATTGAGCCTCTATAACTACTTCTTGTTTTGCTGGTAGTATAAAGAGGCCATTAGAGTTTTGCAAGTTTACATCTAGTTTATCCGTCTTACCTAGTCCAACACGGTCTAGGAGCGTCTGAGCGGCCTGTAGACGGACGTTAGCTTGGGGTATGGGGTCTGTACTATCCATAACCTCAACGAGCTTCAGAGAAGCTTTGGGGGCATTCTGGGCTAATATATTCTCGGCTAGTTCAATTATTTCTGTTTTAAGTGCTTTAACCACGGATGTATATGAGCCTTCAGCGTACCCCGCTAATTCAGCGGCACGTTTTGTATCACCATTGCAAGATACAAGGTGATCCAAGAACGATTGTTGTTTTATAGTTAATTCTTTATTCATAACTATATATTATATAGGTGATATCGGGTTTTGTCAACAACAATATATATAGATTTGTGGTAATAGTTGGCAAAAGTCTTGACAAAATTAATTTTCAAGTATATAATAGACTATGTAGCCCACCGGGTACATATAGTCACAGGCCCTCTTTAAAGCCTTTGAAGTGGGGCGACAAACTGGTTGACATTCAAAACCTACCAAATTGTGCGTGAATTAGTATATATATACGGGAGGGGGTATGGACACCTGCGTACCCCTACACGCCTCTGAAGACTTTGAAAGTCTTGCCGGGACTCTACCAGCCTTCTCATAGTATTTAAAAAATCTTTAAAGATTTTTCAGAAGCCCCCTCCAGAGATTTTCTAGTTTACGAAACTAGAAGCCTCCAAAATCTTTAAAAATTTTTAGAGTTCTAAAAGAACTCTAGAGATTTCAAAGACCTACCAAAAAATACTTACAGTATTATTTGACTCTCCGAAGAATCTCCTAAGCCCACGCAAGATCGCGTCACACACTCTGTCACAACCGCATAATGCAAGGGACAGCAGTTGACAATTTCAGCGATTCATGCCCTTAATGGAATGGCTATGGCGAGACAGCCTAGCGACAATTCACTTTCACAGGGCAAAGCCCCACGGAGATACATATGAGCAATTCAGCCATCCAGTTCGACACCACTGCTAAAGCATCGGTCAGACAGCTTTACAAGCTAGGCGGTCACTTCGCCTCTATCATCGGCCAAACTCCTTCGGAGGTCTACGGCTTGACCAAGCGTTTTCCCGCCGCACTCCAGCGTTGGCAAGCGGAACACGACGAAACGTATATTACTATGGGTGATGTCAGCACCTTCCTCGCCAGCACTAAAGTGCCAGCCAAGTTCGTCAAAATGGTGACGGACAAAAAACCTACGGCTAAAGCTAAGGCGGCTCCAAAGCCCAAGGCAACACCCAAGCCCAAGGCGAAAGCACCCGCTAAAACTAAGGCGGCTCCAAAGCCATCGGAGATGCCACTTGGCGACTTCAAGGATCACTTCGAGAAAATCACTGGCAGAGTCTATAGACTCGAACAAGCCACTGAGGATCACACCAAGCGTTTAGCTACGCTAGATGCCAAGCTCGATGTAATCATGGCGTACATCACGGAAGAGCCTGACAGCGAGTAACACTAGACCGCCCCGGCCTTTGGCTGGGGCTTTTCTTCCCCCATCACACACAGGATAAATACTATGAGCATCGTACACAAGCAGGATCAGGATAATTTATTGGCGCTTGCAGACGCTATTACTAATCCCACCGAAGGTCAGCTAGTAATCAGCGACCCAATAATATGTAAAACGTGCGCTTATTATATTGGAAGCTGGTGCCTAGAATGGATGGGTAACGAATGGCTTCCTCAACCTTATGATAGATATACAGAGTATATGGCTACCGAACAAGAGGCCAAACAAATTTTAGAATGCTGGGAGGCATAATATTATGAACACACGATACAGCTCACCAGAGTGGAAAGAATTAGAGCGCATCCAAAACAGCCCACGTTATCAGAATATAGATATATTAACTATTACGGGCTTTATGGACGATGAGCAATTCAAGGCCCATGTCGAGCGATATAGAAAATATGCGGAGGAAGATCAGTGAATAGTATTACTGTCAAGATTAAAAATAACTACGGGGTAGAGTATATCTATCCCGTTTGTCCCAAGGCTCAAGACTTTGCAGATATTGCAAACACTAAAACTCTAACGCCTTATGTAATAAGTGTAATTAAAAATTTAGGATTCAAAGTTCTCGTTCAACCCAACACTCCAAAGGAGCTATGAAGATGACACACGCTGAAGCAAAGTATAAAGAATCTAGGCTGATGATTTTTGCAGGCTGTTATATCTTTACTGTCGTTGCTGTAGTGCTTATTGCTATTTAGTTTATACAATCCAGAGTCTTTAAAGCCCTTGAAGAATGAAAGGGCTTTAAAGATCTCTGAACTGAGGAAAGCGCATGAGTGGTGATGAAATGTCCAGACAAGATGTTATAGATTTTATTAGGAATCGTCTTGATGTTGCGTTAAGAAACATCGACCAAGTTATTGATAGTACAATAAATCCTATTGATGAAGTTAAATTATTTGAAGCGATTGACTGTTTACTTGAACTGAAAAATTGTTGTGATGATGATGAGGAATAATATTATGTTACTGACCATTAGTGCTAAATGCCACGCTTGTCCTACGTCTAATTCTATTGAGGTTTATGCCGACGATTACCGGAATTATTTCCATAATAATCAGTTGGTTCAGAATGTTTGGCCTGACTTATCACCTAGTCAGCGCGAAATTATTATGGGGCATTCAAATAATTTTTATCTTTGTAATACTTGCTGGGACAAAATGGGAGATGAGTAATGGATAAATTTAAACTTGAAGTTTTTAATACTGATTCAGGCATAAGAAAATTATATGTCTGCGACAATGGCTGGATGCTATCAGTAATACTTAATCCATCCCGAACATTAAATGATATTGATTGGCGTGAGCGTGTTATAAACCATGAGCCAAATAAATATACTTGTAGAAGTTATGGGGGTGATGACGGGCTATGGGAAGTAGCTTTAATTGATCCCGATGGTGATATAGCTTATGACACCCCTGTAACTAATGATGTTCTTGGACATCTTACAGATGATGAGGTGTTAGACCTTGCTGAAGTTGTATCTGGCTGGGAGGTTGAAGAAACAAGAATAACTAAATATACGGGGCGTACTTGGGAGCGAAAAACTTAGATCCTAAGACTTCCTATATTGCAAAGATGGTTCACGAGTCAGCTAAAATTATTGAAGATTATCCTGAAGATACTGGCAAGGATAATTGGAGAACCGAAGGCCCTTACTGTTAGGAGAATAGTATTATGAAAACTTATATCCACGTTAATCAGCACAAGATTCGTTTTAATAAAACACATGGTACGAATGAGCCTGTTATTACTATAAAGCGAGGCAAATCAAATATTTATTGTCACGAGGTCAGTATCAATGGCCCTTCAGTTTTACGGTACAGTGGTAACGGTAAGCCTATATTATCTTGTGGTGCAAGGGTCGTGATCGAAACCGAATCAGATGTGGAGATAGTTAAATGAAATATGCAAACGAGTGTCACCATCCCGAAGAAAACTATTTGTTTACTTTGGAGGTTTATAGTGGTGAGGTTGTTGATGTTTGGATAGTACAAAGGCCCCATCAAAAATTCTATAAAGGTCATATAGAATTTTGTTTACGTTATGGTGATAATGGTGATGATTATCGTAGCAGTTGGGATTGTAATTCTATTGAGCGCCGTATAGCTTTTCATACTAAGTTTGCTGACGGCGAGGAAGAATCTATAAAGTGCCGGGAGAAGCTTATAGAATTTAAAGATAAATTAAAGGCCCTAGATTGTTGGGATGCTGACATTGATTTGTCTCCCGAAATAATTGAAGTTGTTATACGTTAAATACTTCAGGACTTTAAAGCCCTTGAACAAGGTGAAAGGGCTTTAAAGATCCTTCCGTATTAAGCGGCGGCTGTTGGGTCGCTGAGAAGCTGGATAGTGAAAACAGTAGCTAGGCCAGTACGCTGGGGTTAATAACCCAGCAAATAGGTTAGCCAGCCCCTATCTAACCCAATGCTGGCACCCACTAAACTAAGGAGATATATTATGCCTCGTGCAACTGGTTGGTTCCGTGTAGAAACTGAAGTAGATATCGCTGATTACGATGGCGACTATGATATAGAGTTTGACAGCCTTGAAGATGTTATTGAGACTGCTGAACTCAATAACTACACCAAAGAAGAAATTGTTGATTGGTGTTTTGAGAATGGGCTAGACCTTACAAACTATTTCATTACATCGCTAACCACCACACAGATTATAGATATCTATACGAAATCTATTACTGGATTGATAGATGAGCAAGGTCTTACGATCTCTAATCTGCGCGATAGAATTAAAGATCTTGAGGCCGAACTTAAAGAAGCCACTAAGACTGATGAGGAGGCTCTGAAGAATGTCGCATACTAATTTTATATTTAGTGCTTGCCTTACGGACGATCATCCTGTAGTAATTAAACTGCCAGTAACATTAGAGGAGATGGATGCTTGGCAAAAGGGTAGACTATCAGCCGGTGAAGCTATGTCGCGGCTGTCTGCTAAAGAGTTAGATTTAATACAGGGGCGTTTATCGCCCTTGGATTTCAACACTGAGAGGTAAATATGTATTCTGTTCATGCAAAAGCGATCCAAGATTACGCAAAAGAATCTAGTGATAATCTAGTTAATGTAATTACTATGGTGGTCTTGAGCATTCAACAACCTTGGATAGCTGTCGGAGATCAGATGGCTGATGTTAAACAACATGGGATTAATTCTAAATTCCTTTGGGGTAACAAGCGGAGAGCCTATGAATATATAACTAAACGTAAGGACTTCATCCACAATCAATATCTTGCAGTTATAAACTCAAGTAAATCCGATACCGAAAAAGCATATTCACTTATGAAAATCTTTCTTCGTGTTGACGGTCTTGGTATGGTGAAGGCTGGTTTTGTTTGTCAATTATCAGCAGGCTTAGTAGGTTGTATTGACCTTCATAATATTAGGCTGTATGGTATTGATGAAAAGATTTTAAAGCTACCAAAATCTTTGAAGTCTCAAGATAAAAGAGATGAAAAGATAAACAAGTATATATCTATATGTCACAATATAGGTACTGAAAATCTTTGGGATACTTGGTGTAACTATTTATCTACTAAGAGTCCAAAGTGGTCTGATGGCTTTGAAGTTTCTAAAGTTCATTACGACTATTTGATGCGGTAAAACTTAAACTACTTGGAGAAAACCATGAATAATGTAACGCCTATTTTTGCTACTCGTCC